TGATGAGGTTTATGAGGACTATAACAAGCACGCCCGGGCTTACAAGCTCAGCGGCTTAAAGCAAACGCCGTTTGCAGAGAACGCGGAGCTGCAAAACCTAATCCGGGCCGTCACCCAGCAAACGCATGGCACCTTTGAGAACATTACCCGGTCCTTGGGTTTTGCCACCAAGGGGCCGCTGGGAAAGATCAACGTGCAGCAGCTTCAGCAGTTTTATACCAAAACCTTTGACGACGCGATGATGGATATTGTCAGCGGAGCTTTTAGCTACAACACGGTGCTGGAGCGCACGATTAACACCATGACGCAAAGCGGTCTGAGGTCGGTCGATTATGCCACCGGGCACAGCAATCGCATTGAAGTGGCCGTTCGGCGGGCCCTGATGACTGGATACAGCCAGATACAGCGCTATAACGCGGAACAGGTTGCGGATGAGCTGGGCACCGATTATTTCGAGGTTTCCGCTCATGGCGGTGCCAGACCTTCCCATGCCGAGTGGCAGGGGCGGGTGTACAGCCGCGCGGAGCTCTATAGTGTTTGCGGGCTGGACACGGCCACCGGGCTTTTAGGAATCAACTGCTATCACAGCTATGATCCTTTTATTCCCGGCGTATCGATCCGGCGGTACAGTGATGACGATCTGGATCAGATACGCAAAGAAGACGCGAAATTAAGGGAATATGGCGGCAAAACTTACAACAAGTACGAGGCGCTGCAGCATCAGCGTAAGCTGGAAACGACGCTGCGCAAATATCGCCGGGACGTGCACCTGCTGGAAAAGGGCGGCGCCGATTCGGACACGATCTTAAACAAAAAGATCAAATATCAAGTGACTTATGGCCAGTATAAGCATTTCAGCAAGGCCATGGAGCTGCCGATGCAGCGAGCCCGGATTTATCAGGATGGGCTCGACGTGAACATGTACGTGAAACGCGTTGCAAAAACAGGGAAAGGTGCTATAATAAAGGCAACAAAGCTATTGCCGAGGTATGAAGAGGCCGTTATTCCGGAATCGAAGTTATTGGACTATGCACTTGATTTTGGGAAGTCGTCGGATAAAGCAAAGGCCTTTGAATCGGCTTTGGGATACAAAAAGGAAAATGCTCAAGATTTGATAGCTAATGTTAAGCAAAACCTGCCTAACTACAAGGCTGAGTTCAAAGGGAAAAATCAATATGGTGCGCGCTATCAGGTAGTAATGTCTTTAAAAGGGCCAAATGGCAAAACCGCTAATGTATTAACCGCTTGGATGGACGATTCGAGAACCCATGAAATAAGATTGACAAGCATATATGTTACAAAGAAAAAGGTTGTGAAATGAGTGTTAAATTATATGACAAAGTCTTGTTAAAAGATGAAAGGACGGCAACTATTGTTGAAATTTTAGGAGACGGTGATGCCTATTTGGCAGATATTGATTTGCCGGGTCCGGATTGGGACACCGTGGAAATAAAACCAGAAGATATTAAATTCGTTTTAGATTAACAAGCACCTTCGGGTGCTTTTTTCGTGGGAGAAAATCAATGAAAATTCAACAAAAATTAGAAATTATATATGACGGTATGGGGACGTCTGTCATTCTCGATGGCAAGGACTTGATGGGTGTTAAGCGCGTGAGCTTTGATGCTCGGGGGAGCAAAGAGCCACCTACCTTAACGCTCGAGATCGACACTAAAGCTTTTGAGCGACGGGATAAACCTGCATATTTAAAATAGCTACGTAAGAAAATAATTTTTGAATATTAAAACGCCAACGGGCGTTTTTTTATTGCCTGGACAGCGGAATCAGTCCTAAAACAGTTCCGTCGCGGGCATTGGTAAAGGCCCTAATAACACCTATATGCGAAAGGAGAACGCAGATGAAAACAGAATTTTTAGAAGGTCTCGGTTTGGAAAAGGACGTGATCGATCAGATCATGGCCGAAAATGGCAAGGACATCAACGCGGCAAGAAAAGCCGGTGAGCCTGACCTGCAGAAAGAGCTGACAATCACCAAAGAAGAACTCAAACAGACGAAGGAGCAGCTTAAGACGGCTAACGCCACCATCGACGGCTTTAAGGACTATGACGAAATCAAAGAACAGGTGGCGGACTACAAAGCCAAGTACGAGCAGTCCGAAGCCGATAAGCAGAAAATTCAGGATGACTACGCGTTCAACAGTAAGTTTGAAGCCGCAGCCAAAAAGGCCGGCGCGCGGGCGATCAAGGCGGTTTCGCCGTTTATGGATATGGATGCCCTGAAAGCATCGAAAAACCAGGACGCGGACATTGAAAAAGCCTTTGAGGATTTGAAAGCCGGGGAAGAAACGAAGTTCCTTTTCGCGGCGGACGAACCAATCGACAACCCGACCGCACCTTTGGGCAGCGGTGGCGGAAAAGCCTCCCCGCTCGATGCCGTTGCAAAAGCAATGGGTCTTTCGGAGAGCGATATGAAGTAAAAACAAAAAAAGGAGTAACACATGGCAAACAGTATTGCACTGATGAAGCAGTATGTAGCCCTCCTCGACAAGGTCTACAAGAAAGCTTCGCTCACTTCGGTTCTGGACGGGGCGAACGATCTGGCCAGACAGGGCGCCAACGCCAACGAAATTCTGGTGCCCAAAATGGATATGCAGGGGCTGGCGAACTATGACAAGACCGCGGGTTATACCCAGGGCGACGTCACGCTGGAATACGAAACCCTGAAATGCGACTATGACCGTGGCCGTAAATTCAACGTCGATAACCTCGACAATCAGGAAACGGCCAACGTTGCCTTCGGGCAGCTGGCCGGCGAATTTATCCGCACCAAAGTCGTGCCGGAGCTCGACGCATGGCGTCTGAGCAAGTACGCAGCAACGGCTGGCATCGGCTCGGCCACCGGGGCATTGGCCGATGGCAAAGCCACTTTGACCGCACTGAGAAAGGCAAGGGATACCATTGAAAACGCGGAAGCCGATCTGGCCACCTGCTACCTGTTTATCAGTCCGGCGCTTCTGGGTGCCGTGGATGATCTCGATACCACCGCCTCGCGCAAAGCGCTTGAAGGCTTTGCCGGTACGGTGAAAGTGCCGGCCTCGCGCCTATACTCCGACGTGAAGCTCACGGCTGGCGGCGCGGGTGGGTTCGTCGGAACCAAAGCAGTGAACTTCCTGATCGTCGACAGACAGGCTGTTCAGCAGTATCAGAAGCACGTGGTGCCGAAAATGTTCACCCCGGATCAGAACCAGAACGCAGATGCCTATATCTACACCTACCGCACGGTGGGCATGGCGAAGGTGCTGGACAACAAGAAACCCGGCGTGTACGCACATTTGGCACAGTCCGCCTAAGGAGGTAGCTCATGGCATACACGGAGTTTGAGTACTATAAAAACGTCTATCTCTGCGGACTGTATGCCTTAATCGGCGTGGAAGCCTTTGACTTCTACGTCAAAGAGGCCAGCCGCAGGATCGATGCGGCGACGGACGACCGGCTTAAGACGGCGGATACCATCCCGGAGGTGGTGAAGGATTGCGTGTGTGCCGTTGCGGAGTATCTGTATAAAGCCGATGCGGCGGAAAAGCAGGCCGCGGAAAGCGGCGGCACCGGGTTACTCACGGAATACAGCAATGACGGCCAAAGCGCGCGATTTGCGACCGATCCAGCCTATCTGAGCACGAATCGGGAGGCCAGGATCATGGCCATCATCGAGGAGTATCTGGGAAACACCGGATTGCTTTATATCGGCTGCGAGCCTGTGGCCACCGAGGTTTACGATCGGAGCACAGTCAATGAGCCTGAACCCTAACTATCACATGACAGTCACGGTTTTTAACTGCCTGAAAGCTGCCGATAACGGCGGCAAAGAGCAGTGGTTTAAAACCGTGCTGCACAACTGCTTTTTTTCAGCCGTTCGGCACGTGACGGCGTCCTCGGATGGGATTCAGACCCTGTCCGATACGCACGTCGCCCGAATCCCCGGAAGTACCAAATATCGGCCCTATGGACAGTGGAAAGCCCTGGAAGATAAAGCCGGGGCTTTTACGTTGTCCAAAGGGGATATGGTGATCTACGGAGAAGTTGACGAGGCAATCGACGGCACCAAAGGCCGCCGGGCCACCGATTTGCTACTCAAGTATGCGCCGGATGCATTCCGGATCGCGACGATCTCGGACAATACCCGGACGGCCTTTGGCAAGCATTACCGTGTGGAGGGATAGCTATGACCATGCAAGAAAACAGCGAAATTCGGATTGAGTGGCGTAAGCCACCCGCAGCGCTAACCGCCGAAGCCTTTGGCCGCAGCACGCAGCTGTTCGCAGCCAATGAGTTCAAGCGGATCATGGAGCCCTATGTGCCGGCAAATAAATTAGTGTTATCCGATAGCGCAAAGGTTACCGCAACGGAAACCCGTGGCGCCGTGACCTATAACACACCCTATGCGCATTATCAGTATGCGGGGCGGTTATTTGTTGATCCCATTACCGGCAAAGGTGCCTTTACTGACGGTGAACGCTTTTGGAGCCGGAAGGGGGTGGCCAAGGTGCCATCTAACCGCCGCTTAGAGTATCAGACCTTCAGGAATCCGTTAGCCACCAGCGAATGGGACAAGGCGGCTTTGATGGCACGGGGCGATGAGTTGATCGACGCAATCACGCGTTTTATCGAAAAGAAGGTGAATGGTGACTAAGCATGAAGCGATGACGGAATATTTTAAGCCGATTATCGAAGAACTGACCGGCGAGCCATTGCGGTTCAACTTTTCGTCGAGTGACCCGGAAGGGGTTTCCCTGATGACAGAGTACAGCGACCGGAAGATCAAGTCTTACCTGCACGGTGGTTCTGAAAAGGCTTATGGTTTCGCGGTCATCTGGGTCAAGCCCTACTCGACGGACGCGGACGATCTCAATCTGGATGCGATGAACTTTGTGCAAAGCTTTATGGATGCGTTGGAAGCGCGTAACCGCGCAAAGGATTTTCCAGCATTTCCGGCGACTTGTGAAATCCACCGCATTGAAGTATTGCAGAACATGCCGGGACTGGCCGGCATCAACGACCAAATGAATTTAGCCCGCTACCAAATGCACGGGCGCATTTTATATTTTGAAAGCGAGGATAATGATTTATGAAAAACGTAATGCGATTTAACATCGCGGATTATATTGACGTCACTCCGGGGACGGAAAATCCCACCTATACATTGATGGGGACGGGCTTCAACAAGCTCAACGAGGACCCGGGCGCTAAAACGTCATCCAAAACCTATATTCACGAAAAATCGGCCACCACCACCCTGCAGGGGTATGAATCCAAATTCCCCTATGACGCAGATATGATCGCGGATGATGCGGCCATGATGTATGTGTATAACATTGGGCGTGATCGCAAGACTGGCTCGGATGCGCAGACCACCTTTGTCCGCGTGGATCTGTATGATCCGGTAACGGGAAAGGAAAACGAATATAAGGCTCGCTTGTTTAAGGTGACGGTCGAACCGGATGCGGTTGAAGGTGACGGCGGCGAACAGGTAACAACCGGCGGC